GATGATGTTTTTTTTATTGTTTTTGGAGATGTTTTTGGAGATGTTTTTTTTATTGTTTTTGGAGATGTTTTTGGAGATGTTTTTTTTATTGTTTTTGGAGATGTTTTTGGAGATAGTACTTTTTGAACAGCATCATTATTGTTTAATTTTACAATAGAACTTCCATTTTTACGTTCTTTAGGAGTTTTATATTCTAATCCTAAAAATTTGAATATATCTTCTTCTGTTTTAAAATCACCTTCTACTTTATCACCTTTCTTTTTCCCTTCCATTTTATGTAAACCATGTTCATTTAATGTATAGTTCATTGTTAAGGCATGTTGACGCATTACTGTATTAAATGCTTTAGAACCTGTAAAATATAGTATACTAAATGCATATTCATCTGGCGATGCATATAAAAAGTCAAGTCTTCGTGATTTTTTTCCTTGTAATTTTCCAATCGTTAAACTTTTTGTTTTACCTCTACTTAAAACTTCAGTAACTATTTTTTCTTCTATTAATTTATCCAAAAATTCATCAAATACTTTTTTATTATTATTTTTTGAAGTTATAATCAAATCAATATCGCCAGAACTTGAAACACCTCTTCTGTAACTACCTACAATTTCAAATGATACGTCTTCATTATTAAATATTTTATTAAAAGATTCGGTTATTTTATCCTTATATTCATCTATTTCCTCGCGTGGTATTCTTAAATTTAAATCTTCGTAATATTCTAAACCTTTTTGTTGTACATTATTTAATATACTTTTATTTTCTCTCAAGTCTTCTATTGTTGTAATGCCTTTATCTATTATTTCTTTTGCTTTTTTTATTCCAACACCATGAATTTGTGTAAATAAATTTATTGGATTGCTTCTCTCACGTTCTAAATATTTAACACTTCCTGTTTCTTGATATTCCTTTAACTTTTTCAAAATAGCAATACCTATTCCTGGTTTACCTTCTAATTGTTTATAACTTGTTATATCATCTGTTATTCCTAAAATTGTTTCATCTGCTTTTTTATATGCTCTTGCTTTAAAAGGTTCCCCTTGACGCATTAAAATTGTTTCTAATTCACTAAGAATTTTCGAAAATTCTTCATTGTAACGTTTATTTGTTTGTAAAGACATTTTCTTTGTTTTATTAGAAGATGTTTTTTTATTTTTAGATATTTTTTTTGTTTCACTCATATAATATCAATTTTTTTTATTTTTACGTGTTTTTTTATTTATTTTTTTATCCATATTTTTTCTTTTTGCTATTTTAAATGTTTTGTTTTTAAAATTTCTTAATTTTGCACTTTTTTTACATTCAAATTGGTATATATTTAAATTACGATTATGAAAAATAGAATTTCTACAAATGCCTATAGCTCGTTTTTCAGAAATTTTTTCTTGTTTTTTTACTTTTTTTATACATCTACACATTTTTTCAGCTAATATTTTTTCAGCCAATATTTTTGTTTTATTTCTTGTTCGTGGCATTTTAATATCATAATAATTCAAAATTTTTTTATAATCTTCATAACCTATTGTCTCCATCATATATAATTATAACATTTTTTTATAATTTTATTTGTAAATAGAATTATATTGTTAATATATATGACTAATAAAGGTAAAAAAGTTATAGTTTTTGATTTAGACGAAACAATGGGTTATTTTCAAAATTTTGGATTGTTTTTTTATACTTTACAAAACTATCTTCAACAAACAATCACTTTTGAAATATTTTGTAACCTACTAGATTTATATCCCGAAATACTAAGACCAAAAATATTTTCTATTTTTAAATTTATTTTAAATCATAAAGAATATGAAAATATAGATATTATGATATATACTAATAATCAAGGACCAAAACAATGGGTTCAATTCATAAAAAGTTATTTTGAATATAAATTAAATTCAAAAATTTTTTCAAAAATAATTTATGCTTTTATGATTAATGGAAAAAAAATAGAGTTAAATCGAACAACACATCAAAAAACTTATAAAGATTTACTACGTACTTCTAAAATACCAAAATCTGCCAAAGTTTGTTTTATTGACGATGTATATTATGAAACAATGGAAGATGATAATGTATACTATATTCACATTGAACCATATGTTTCATCATTACACTATTCAACAATGGTTGAAAGATTAGTGAAATCCAAGTTAATTACGAATTTAAATGAAAAGTATCTATTAAAAAATATGTCTAATGCATTTTCTAATGTAAAATTCTTTAAAAAAAATAATGCTGATTATGAAATGGATATTATTATTGGCAAGAAGATTCTATCTGGTCTTCAAGATTTCTTTCAGAATTTTTAAATACTCTATTATATATTCGTGTAATTTTATTTGCAAATAATGTTGATAATAAAAACAATGCTGCACTAAATATTATTTTTTGATCAAAAACTGTAAATTTATATTTACGTAGTGGATTAAAACGAACCAATAATATAATTGCTACATATAAATTAAAAACAAATTGTAATGTTTCTAACCATTCAGGAGCAAAATTAAGCAAACCTATAAATGTTGTAATGTAAATAAAATATGTGGATGACAATATAATATAATAAAGTTTTTCTACACTTTTCATTATAATATAATAAGAAATAATAAAAATTGATTTTCTTATTATAAATTTTAAAGATATATATTATATAAAACAATGGATCAATATAAAGAACATGAATTAACATTGCGAAATCTTGTAAAACAGTTCATAATAGACTACAAAGATGATAATTTTAACGATAATTATTTAAAAGCAAACGAATTTTTATTAAATTATTCATTTGGACCAAAAGTTGGTAAACCAGATTTTATTTTAGAATTAGAAAATAAATATCAAAAATCGATAGATAAAATTATTTTTAGGAAATCGTTATAATAGTATCACTATCATTATCTATTATTTTACTATAAATATTTAAAGTACGTGCACTTGAATCCTTAGCATCAACATATTTGGGCATCCAATAATAAGGTATCACTTGTTTGTGTTTTTTGTAATGTTGATTAAATACTTCTAGATAATAATTTTGTTCTAATGACAATTCATTATTAATTATTTGTATTTTTTTGTTAGTTACATGTTCATTAATTATTTCATACCAAGAACGTGTTCTTTTACTAACTCCATCACTAAACGCTTCTTTTGTTCTCCATAAAATTTCTTTTGGTAAGACGGGTTTACCAAAATACTGCTTTCTAGAAAATGCTTCACGTACTAAATATTTTTCACATTTTTCCATTTTATTATGATTTCTTATATCTGGATGAATTGATAAATAGTTTTGTACAAAAAATCTATCTAAGAAAGGTGTGCGTGCTTCTAAACCATTTGAACTAATTGATTTATCACTTCTTAAAACATCATAACAATAGATTGTAGATAACAGTCTTTTACATTCTTTATCAAATTCGATGGAATCTGGACATTTATGGAAATATAAATATCCTCCCATTAGTTCATCTGCACCATCTCCATTAAATATTACTTTTGCTTCACTATTTTTTGAAATATATTTTGCTACTAAATAATTACCTACACTTGCTCTGATTGTAGTCGTATCATAACTTTCTACTTCATAAATTACCTGAGGTATTGCGTCAATCATTTCTTTTTCTGTTACTACTATTTCAGTGTGATTTGTGTTTAAATGATCGGCAACAATTCGAGCAAATTTTAAATCTTCCGAGTTTTCCAAACCAATGCTGTAAGTTTCTAATTTAGATTTTGATTTTGTTTGTAATATATTATTAACTATTGCACATATTAATGAACTATCTAACCCACCTGATAAAAGACATGCAATAGGTCTATCTGTATTGTCTACTCTTTTTTTTACTGCTAATTCCAATGTTTCAAAAATATTGTCTAATGTTTGTTTAAATTTTTCATTTGTACCTTGAACATTAGAATTATCTGAAAAATCACAAATTGGCAATGAAATATATTTTACGTTTTCTTTTTCATTAACCCATCTTTCTTCGGTTAGTTTATAACATGAATAAGAACCAGGTGTAAAATGTTTGATACTGTTTTCTAAGTAATCGTTAGATTGTTTCATTTCAAAATCGTAGTGTACAAGATCACTTATCATTTTTAAATCAGAAGATACGGCAAGTAATGTTTCATTTTTATTGTTTGAATCGTTGATGTATAATGGTCTAACACCATAAGGATCTCTAGCAATATACAATTTAGGATTATCTAGTATAGTATTATCTAGCAATATAATTGCAAAAACACCGTCTAACATTCGGACTGTTTCTTCAAAACCATACTTTTTATAAAGATGAATAATCACTTCACAATCAGAATCACTTTCTCCTTTCAAATTCATCATTTTATATAATTGTTTATAGTTGTAAATCTCACCATTACAAATTAAATGTATTCCGTTGTTAACCAAAGGTTGATTCGATTCAGTATTTAAACCATTAATGGCCAAACGATGAAAACCAAAATACATACTACCACTATTATTTTCTTTAATATTTAATTTTGATAGATGTGAGTTTTCTGGACCACGATTTTTTCCTTTAACGAAATTGTTCTCAATTAATTCGTAGTTTAGTTTAGACATTAAGGCAAAAATACCACACATACTTATACAATAAATAATTTAGATGTCTTTAATCAGTTTATAAAAAATAATATTGATTTAGTATATATGGAAGAAGAAAGTGGCTTCTTTACACCATTCGGTGGTGAATATTGTAATTATTTTTACTTTTTAATGATATTCTTTTTTATTGTTTTCTTAGGTTCATTAGGTTTAGTACTATTTAGAATGTTTTCAACAAAAAAAAGTGATAATGCTCCTTTATGGATGAGTGTTATTCATTCTTTTGTATTATATTTCCAAACACGATTACTCTATAGTATGTGTGTATACTCTTTACCTGTTTAAATATTTAAACAATAAAGTATCATATATTTATTTATTTTCTATTTAATAAGTATATGAACACTAACCCACATAAATTTAATGGTATCTGTATACGTAATGATAATCGTAATAATGAAATAAATGTAAGAATGTTTGCACGCAATCTTACTGAACAACCACTAGAACCTAATTTAAGCGTTCGAGCAACACCAACAAAATATGTTAAAATGCCTATTGTAAACATTCGTCGTGAAGCAAATGAAAATTCTATGACCTGTCCAATTTACGATATAGAAAAACAATTTTATCCTGGAAATAGTAAGGCACCATGGAGTGGTTTTGCTAATAATGTTGACTTAGAAACACAATTACATAATCGTATTTTTCCTTTACAAAAATGCGACCAACGTGAATATATTCCTTCTACTGATAGCAACATGTATTCATATCCAATGTTTGATTTACCTCCAATGAAACATGATTTATTATTTGAAAGTTCAAATTTAAATGTACAAACAAAAGAATTTAATGACAATGATTTGTTCTACAATTCTACACGTTATCAAAGAAATAAGTAAATAAATAAAAAATATTTATAAAATATTTATATTTTTTATTCAATTAATTCATCGTCTTTTTCTTCATGGGACGATATATCAGGTGGTAGTACCCAATAATTTTCATTTTCTAAATTTTCATCTTCAGGAAAATCTTCATACATATCACTTTGCTCTATTTCTATACCTTCCTCAAAATCAATGTCTTCATCTAATACTGCATCATTTAATAGTTCATTTTTCAAATCTACATTGTTTATATAGATATTTTTTTGAATAGGGTCTAGTGAACATTTTATAGATTTTTCTTTTGTTGCTTCATCAAATATATAATCATTTGTTTTATCACTCATATTACATAAACATTTTTCTATTCCATTCCATACATTATGACATATTTCACATTGAATTAACCAACCATCGTGTAATCCAATTAATGTTTCATTTGGTAAGTTTAATCTATTATCTAAATAAGATAAATGTTTTTCTATTTTTTTTTCATTCATGTCACTATATTTTTCTGAATAATCTTCTACATATTCTTCCCAACATTCATAACAACTTTTGTTTTTATGTAATTCTTTTATTAATATAGTCGATTTATCTAATACACATTGATAACACATCATTTTTTTACAATATTTGCAATTAAATATACTTTCATTAAAGTAACAATTTTTACATAATTTTTCTTCATTTACTTGATTTTGTATTTCTTGTGATTCAAGTTCTATTTCTTTTACTTCATCTTCTTTTAGTTCATCTTTTTTTTCTTCATCTTTTTTTACTTCATTTTCTTTTTCTTTTTTTGTTTTACTCATTTTATATTTAATATAATTACTTTATTTTGAATTATTTAATTTATTTAATTGTATAAAAATATAATATCTAAAAATTATATGACAGATAATAATAAATTTAAAAAACTATCATGTAGTCCTGAAAGTGATAAAGATTTTAATTTTTCATGTTATGATGAAGATGATATCAATAAACTTAAGTTAGCTTACAACAAACGTCACAAAGACGATCCTATTAAAACAAATGATCCCAAAAAAATATGGGAAACATTGCGTTTTAGATATCATAATGTTTGCAATAAAGAATCATGTTGGTTAAGACAAAACTTTGTATCAAATAAATTAGGAAAAGAATTAATACATTCTTTTGCACCAAAAAGTCCAAATACTTGGGAAAAAAATGATCGTACTTGGTTATCAAGTAATGAAATTAATCAAGTTATGAAACAATACGAAAATAGATATAAATGTTTTGAATTTATTGGTCCATCACCAATAGATTATGATACATATGATGATAATAATAATTGTATTTGGCCTGAATTATGTTATTTTAATGTTAGTGATAAACTAAAAAAAAGAAAGTTCAAGATAGGTATTATATTTAATCTTGATAAACACGATCAACCCGGTTCACATTGGGTTTCATTATTTATTCATTTAAAAAATAAAACAATTTATTATTTTGATAGTGTCAAATCAAATAATCATGATAACCCTATTCCACCTGAAATATTACGTTTTGTCAAAAAAATACAAGATCAAGGAAAAGAAAATAAAATGGATTTAACATTTGAACACAATGATAAATTGGTACATCAAACAAAAAATACAGAATGTGGAATGTATTCACTATATTTTATAATTAATATGTTAAAAGATACTAAAACTTGGGATAATTTTATGAAAGTACGTATTAAAGATGACGATGTACACAAATTTAGAAAAATATATTTTAATCAAGATATATAATCAAATAAAATATTTATGATTATATATTTAACCTACAATAGAAACACCAAATGCTTTTTCTATTTCCATTAATGCTTCTCTGCTATTTTGATATCGTAAAATCAAGGATTGCAATGTTGTATTATTTTTTTCTGATGCTGGTAAAGATTCCAAAAATGCGGTTACTTCTCCTATTGGATTTACAAAACTACCTTTCCCACTTTTTTTTAAAAATGTTGCTATCGCAAGAATTTCACTTGGTACACCCAATGCTATTTTAACAATTCTATGATCATCATTCGAAACAGCATATAAGTTTCCTTTATGATCAAATGCTAGACCTTCTACATCAACTAGTGCAGCACCAGTAATGGTTAGTTCTTGTACTACACCAGATGACGAAATTCTAAACAATTTGTGATTGTCTGTACCTGTATATAAATTACCGTTTTTATCAAACGCTAAAAATTGTGGCTCAGTTATACTAGCAAAAGTAGATACTACACCACTTGGTGTTATTTTTACGATATTATTACCATTAAAATTGGCACAAAACAAATTACCGTTTTTATCAAACGCTAAACTAGATGGAGT